ACTTGTCGTTTGTTCTCCATTTGCTGTGGGAGAACAGTGGATGTCTTCTTGTAACGTGGTTATATACTGTCTGAATAGGACCCAAGATTCTGAATATCACAGCACCGCTAAGATTATCTTCCTTTGTTATTGGAATGGCTGTGCCCTTAGGACTTCCGCTGAGACCCCAACGATAATCCACAGTGTTCTGTATGTCATACTCTGTGCCAATAATATAATCATCAATCTTAGGGTTAATTCCAAGCGAGAACGTTGTAAGCGGATATTCATTGCCATCCTCGTCCTCTATGGTAGGTTCCTGACCCAATTCAACCCATGAGAATGTGCTGTTTCCCCATTGGTCTATATTACTCTCAATGAGACGTTTATTACCTATAATCAGTTCACATTCAAGAACTGAGAGCTTGGATATTAAATCCTCATGATTCCATGCCTCGCTGTAATGGTATTGGTATTCCTTATTACCTTTTCCATCTGAAGGAACCATCGAAGAAACAGGCAGATGAGACTCAGGACTGTCAGGAAACTCCATGTTGTAGAACTTTCTTGCCACGAATCCAAACTTGTCATCAACATTGACAGGTGGGAAATACTTCATGTCCTCTGCAATTTGGGCAGGGTCTGTTGAATATTGCATGTGTTCCTTGGTTAACACCTCGTCATATGTCATAGACTGTGGCTGAATTGCCTGCATCTGTAACTTACCGCTGAATATGAGATAGTTTGTTGTATTGTCATCAACAGGGCTTAACACTCCACCGCTGTTCTGACCTATATATTCAATTATAGGATTGCAGTTGTCAAGATAAGTGTCTGATGGATAGTGGTCTTGTTCACTGTCATCCTTGTTTCCGTTAATGGAGATATACAGAGCGTCATTCATGCTGATTGAGTTTATTGGTGAGTTGTCTGACTTGTCACCATCAATCTCAACATAGCCAAACTTATAAAAACATGGTGTCACTGAGGTTGTTGACATGAAATAAGGCACTCCCCATTGATGGTGGTATCTTCCTTCAGAATCCTTTGAGAATAGGCTGTCTATTGTTCCAACAGTGGGTAAATATAACTTCCAATTTACATTCTGCATGACTTGGAAATACCACTCTCGAATTGTGAATTCCTTGCCGTTCACTCGCTGACCCTTGACCATATCCATAAACGTGTTTGCACCATTGTAAAACCCCACGTCAACCGCTCTGTATTCTGTCATATAATGCTGTCTTCCCTCATAAGGCGTGGAGAGACTGTCAGAGGTCAAAGGGCTTTCAATAACCGTGTCCTCGCCTTCAAGTTCACATTTCACTTGTATCTGATTATAAACATCTGAAATGGTGATAGATGACGCATCGTCAGCGTGCATTGTGTTTATTAATGGAACTATCGTCTGAGAACAGTTGATGTTGGAATTGTTTATGATGTCTCGCCACAAGTTGATGTTACGTGACTTAATGCTCTCCCAATCATATATGCAGTAGTTATAACCCTCTTGTGATATATGCAGATTGAGATAACGAAGCATTTCCTCCAAAATCTCTTGCTCAGTCATGATAGAATCAGCGTCCTCGCCATACAGTATTGACTCACTGATTTTAAGGTCATTGAACAGACTGTTCTCACGTCCTTGCTCTATCGCCTTTGAATGGTCATAAAGCAATCGTCCCTGAAGAATGTCATTGTCAAAGAATCCAATCAAAAGGTCATAGAAAGAAACGCTCTCTATCGTCTTCTTATTTGCCTCATAGTTGTTGACAGTCAGTTTTTTATAATTGTAGTACTGCAACGTTGAAAGTGCGTCTATACAGTTAACAGTGAATTCATCAAGTGGACGTGTAAACGATTGGTCAAATGTATTAGGACTGACAAATCCAAAGAAAAGAACCTCGCCTGTTGTAAGGTTTGTTATGGTGACTGACACGCTTCTTGAATTGTTAGCAAAGAACAGGTCTCCAACGTATCTGTTAGCGACAAGATTTATCTCAGCTGACTTCATAAGGATATGGGCAAATGTGTCCTCGTTGTCTTGTGTTATATTGATAGGGTCACCGCCAAACAGCAACCCATTCTCACCAATTGTCACTGTACCTGTGCCTGACTGATTCACGAAAGTAACGTCAATCAGTTCATTATGTATGTTACGAAATTGTCCTTTTATTGTCTTCATCTCGTCAGTCCTTTTGTTGTGTTATAATTCTTCAATGAGCCATAGATGTCCGCACCTCGAAGTCTCCAAGTAATTTCAGATGACGTGTTTCCTCGTACAGCACCATGTCCATCCAAAACATTGAAAAGGTTTGACTGTTGTCTTTTATTTAGCACCATCTCACCTGAATTTACTCTGATTAACTGTCTGTCACCAACATAGGAGTTACCGCCAACGATACCACCTGTCGCATAGGTGTTGAGTTTGTTGAGTTGTCCTACCATGGTCATGAGAGTAGCCATACCTGTGATACCTGCGGCTATCCAACCCCATACACCGCTCTTTCCTTCCCTGCCCATTGCCTGAGCGAATGAGAGTGCTAATGTCGCAACAGCCTGTGCAATTATCTTGGCTGCATTTAGTGCAACGTCTTGTTCCTTGGAGTCTGATAATGCGTCATTCATTGCGCCAAACGCCTGTGCCACTGCGCCTGATATGTTGCCAATTGTATTTGATACTTTCTCAGCGTCTTTTTTGAACTGCTCAGTGTCCAAGTTGATAGTTATAGGCTCAAGACCAACAGCCAACAGTTGTGCGTTGAACGCATTAATCATCTCTTCCGCCTTTGTCTTGCCTATCAAGTCAGCGTCAAACCAATCAAGTACTTGATTTATTCCGTTTTTTGCGTTGTTGGATATGTCAATTGTTTTCTTGTCAAGACCTAACAGTTTATCAATGTCAATAGGCTCTAATCCGGTAAAGTCTATTTCCTTAATTGTCTTCTTGACTTCCTCATTGAATTTCTCCTTGTCTATTTCTATTTCAAGCGGCATGACCAACACATTGTCCTCCAAGTCCTTGACATAAGCCATACCTTCCTTGTAACTTTTGAGATAATCAATGCGTTTGTTTATATCCTCAAGGTCGTTTTTGAGGAAATGACGCTCTCCGGTGCTGAGACTTTTATTGTTAAGTTTGGCAATTATCTCATCACGCTCCTTGATAAGTTGTTCTAATTCAGTGAGTTTTTTATCGTATTCCTGTTTTAGTTCTTTTGCAGGTTTCGCCTCCTTGACAACTGCCTTGTTTACTTTTGGTGTCTTGACTTTTGTAGTGATTTCCTTGGCGGCTTTGTATGGGTCTATCGTTGTTGCAGGGTCATACATATTGTCGATTTCCTTCCGCTTCTCATATGCCTGCGCCTGCAAATCCTCATAATTCTTGTTATAAATAGACAGTTGCTTCTCCTCAGCCTCCTCTAAGTTTTTGCGAATCTTGATTGCGGTTTTCTCACTCTCTTGTTTCAAGTATCTTTCTCCCTCAGGTGTCAGCCAAACAAATTGCCCTGCACCTTTTGTAGTGTAGTGCTCGCCTTCTTTGAGGTCAAATGAGTTGATGATGTCTGAGAGTGTGTTTTGCCTCTCAGCGTAAGTGTACTGTGCGCCATTTTCTTTCCTACCATACATCACTTTCCTCAGTGTCTCCACAGGGTCATACCTATATCCACCGTTGGCGAGTGTTGGATTGGCTATACGCTGCATTCTCTTCTTGTAGACCTCTGTGTACAATTCCATATTAGCCGCCGCCTCTGCTTGGAGTTTCAAAACTTCAAGAATTTTTGGTGCTTGCTTCATGAGCACGTTATTTGCGTCTGCGACACTCTTCACATTCAGTCCTAATGCCTTGAAAGCATTAGCGTTGTTTTGAATCCAAGCGTTTCTCTCTGCGTCTGTCCTAAGGGTCTTCCACTCTAAGGTTAGTCTAACGAATTTTGAGGTTGTGTCAGCCACATGAGAGGAAATAACGTCCATTGCGTGTGCGTGTTCTTCCTTCATTCTCTTGGCTTCCTCCTCCATCTCAGATAGTTTGTCCTTAGCGTCATCCGCTTTGCCGGAGAATATCGTGAAAAGTCCAATCAGCGTTGTCACTGCGGTTATTACAAGTCCTATTGGATTAGCCTTCAGAACTGTGTTCAACGCCCTTGTGGCTATTGTGGCACCTTTTGTAGCCGCTGCCTCTGCCAACAGTGCGCCTCCATGAGCCTTAGACCATTTAACCGCCAAAGACTTCTGCAAATTGGCGATTCCCAAAATCAGATTTGAGTTTTTGTTGAGTGTGTTTGCGACTGCTTGGACACCATTGACCATTGCGAGTGCGCCTTGGACTTTCTTTAAAGTCTGCTCAACTTTCTCATTCTCAACTCCAAACATGGCAAGTCCACCTTGGGCAATGCTTATGGCACCTGCAACCGCCTGAAATCCCTCAACAACAGTTGAGAGTGTCTTTGTGTCATTTGCGAAATAGTTGACTGACTGTGAGGCATCGCCTATCGCATCAGCCATTTCACCTGCAACACGTGTAATCTGTTGGAATTCATCCGTCATGTCGAGACCTTCAAATTGCATCTCACCCAACAGTTTGTTAATCTGTCGTAATTGTGTCTGAAGAGGCTTTCCGCTGTTGGCTATTTCCTCGAACTTACGCTTGTGCTTACCAATGTCAGAGAGCGATTCCTTCACATCGTCAACCGCTCTCCTCGCTTGTTTCATTGCTTCTGTCAGGTTGCCACCACCGTTTAATTTAACTGCAATCTCACTCATTTTTCTTTGTAAAATATAACTCTTTTATCGTCTCAGCCCTCCGCTTCATTTCCTCTCTCTCTTCCTTTGTTAATGGTTTCACTTCCTCTGACTGTTCCTTTTCCCATGGAAATTCAATCAAGTCTGTCACTTTCATTCTCTTGGTGCTGTTCACCTGTGCCGTTATGTAACTCTGAAATCTTGTCTGCTCCCATTCATCTTGGCACACATAATGTTGGTAATTCAACAGGTTCTTTGCCTCGTACATTTCCATTTCATCAAGTACATATGATGGTGGAAGGTGTAGTCTCAGTGTCAGAACAGCATAAAGTTCAGAGATGCTTAACTTTTTTTTTGCTCGTCCATTGTTTTGTCTTCCTCACCAAACTGTTCTTCAAGTTTGTTCTGATTTGCGACCAACTCAGCGATTTTCTCAACGATATGCGGGTCTTCATCAATAGCGTCACAGAACTCATCCCAAAGCAATGGATTGTCCCTGTTGTTTGCAAGAATGAGAGAATAGAAGAACACATAGTTGTCCATCGTTGTCTCAATCTTGAATGGATGACCGGTAATCTGCTCGAAGATGAAAAGCGAACGTATAGTGTACTTTAAGTTGTAGTCTTTTCCGTTGATAGTTATCTTATTCATAATTTCTAATTTTTAATACTTTATATATAAATATGTTAAAAGGGACAATAGTTTGCAAACCACTGCCCCAAAAAAAACATAATAATATGAAACGAACGAATAAGAATATAACTTACTGTAACTTCTCAAGTGCGCCAACACCTTGGAAATTAGCCGTGAAATTTGCGTATTCACCATTCTGAGCATTAAGCGTAAGAGACGTTACAACAACCTTGCCTTTATAACCCTTAGGCTTGCTCGTCCAACCGCCTGTTGGAACTTCTGTTGCATTCTCTGCCTTGAGAGCAAATATTGCGTCAACAGGGGTCTTTGCGACTAAAAGGTTAAAAATTTGGTCATAGTTGTTACCCTCGCCATTTTCACTGTATAAATTGTCTGTTGAGCAATCCCAATTGAGAATTGATACTTCTTGGCTTCCCCAATCGCCGCCACCGGTATCTTTGTTGCTAACGTCAGTGGTCTCACCATTGATATTCAAAGTATGGTTAGTAGCATAAGCGATGGTCTTACCATCAACGAATAACATGAGGTCTCCTCCTTTTATGTACGACATAGTTAACTATATTTAGAAAATTATTTATTAATTTATATATTCCCATCTGTTGTTGTTATGGGTTTTGTATTTTCCGCTGCAACACAGAGAAATTGAATCTTCCCTATAACCAAAAGGACTTTTTGCCGCTTCAACAATTGAATTGAAAACATATATTTCCCCTTTTTGTGTTATACATCTGACTTTCTTTCTGCGAAATGCCGCTTTTCTCTCTTTGGTAATTGGGTTGTTGTTGTTTTCTGACGATGTAACAATTCTAAGGTTCTCAACTCTGTTGTCTGTCCTTATCGTGTTAACATGGTCAATTTCCTTTCCAACAATGTCACCAATAAAGTTTTCTGCCACAAGTCTGTGAACTGAATAGTCACTTCTTTTTCCATTCTTGCTGAGTGATATTTTTTGATAACCCTTATAATTTAAGGTTGGTATCATCATAACACCTTTATGTCTCACAGCAACTAATTTTCCATTTCTCAACTCCTGAACAAATCTGTCCAAACTTCTAATTCTTCCATGGTCACTTATCTCATATATACCTTCATAACCTTTAATAGGTTTCCAAATTTCCGTTCTGTTCATATTATTATCGTTTATATATAAATAGTTATTTAAGTTCAATTTGAAACTGTATATTTTGCAAGAACGTGTCTTGAATGAACATTTCCTGTACGTTATACAGTTCAATCTGCTCAATCAATTCATCTGTGTAGGCTGTTAATGTGTCAGCGACAGAATTGGCTATGTTCAAGCCTTCCTCATATCTCTCAGATGCAACAACCAACTCAACCATTATCCTTTCTCCCCTGTAATCCTTGTTTGAGGCTGACTGATAGTTCAAGCGTCTGTAAACGATAAATGGGAACTTGGTGTCAGGCGTTGCCACTAATGGAAACACTTTATTCCCAATCCCAACGATATTTGCATCGTCTATTATCTTCTTGATTTTCTTACCTATAACGAAATTCTTCATTTGATGTCTATGCCTTGTTGTCTAATTCCATTTATTATTGACTTTTCTATCGCCTCAGTCGCTCTCTGTGCCTCTGACAATATACCATCTGAGAAGAAATGGAGTGCATTTAACTTTCCTCTGTAACCGCCTTTACCTGTTCTTGTAAGTCTACTTTTCTTCTCAGGATTATAGCCTGTTATCTTGTGACCACGTGTGTATCTTGACCTCGTACCGCTCTCAAAAAACTGTAATCTGAAATCTGACAGAGCATGTACGCCAACCCATTCCTCCTCGTCCTTCTCTTTTATTTTCACACCGTTAATCATGGGCCAAGTGTAAACATTCCAACCTGTGTTCTTGATACCGGTAACTGTTGAATTGGGAAGTCTTGACTTGAGATTTGAAATGATTTGATTATAGTACACTTCAGCACCTGCCTTGAGTCCATCCATCATGATTTGATGCCTTATGTTCTCGTCAGTGAGAGTGTCTATTATTAAATCAACATCCTTGAAATCTGCCTGAACCTGTAAACTGTTATCACTCATTTATCTCTTCTGTGATTACCTCAATGTCATTATATTCCCTTCGTGGCTCTATTGACAATATGCGATAGTACTTTTTGTTAAAGCATATCAGCGAGGTGTCCTTCAATTCAATGTAAGAGTGAAAATGAAAAGTCTTAGTGTGGTTGTACACTATCTCATCATTCTCTACGTTTCTGTTTCCTGACGCTCTGTCTATGTGCGCACGTGTAGAGCGTTGGAAAACACGTTCTTCCTCTCGCTCGCCATACTCGTTGATTGTCTCGATTATGTCGTAAATCTTCACAACCTCATTATACTGTCCTGCCATCATACTATTACCCTCCTATCTCTTTTACTCCGTCAGCCTCACCTGTATAGTCTCTGTATTGACTTAACAGATACTCATAGGCAAGCGGCACTTCCTGTACACCGCCAAACACAATTGTCTCTCTCTTGGCATACATAGTGCCCACCAACAGCAACATAGCATGTATTATAGCCATTGGTAAGTTTCCGTTAGCATCCTCAAGACGTGATAGATTACAGTCAATGTGGTGTGCGACTGCATTCTGAGCCATATTAGCCAAGTCCATGAGGTACTCATCATCGTCTGTAAAGGCTTCATTATCAAGATTTAAGTGCTTTTTTATCTGATAGAGTTGTAGATACATTGTGTTTTAGTGTTTAATGGATAATGGGGAGATGTGCCATTTCTGACACACCTCCTGAATGATATATGATGATTATTGAACTGTTCCGGTAGTGAATGCTGTTGGACGAACAATCTTTGCGTCAACGAACATGTTGAGAACAATGCGTATCTGACCGTCAGCCGCCTTGGTGAACGGGTCTACAGTCACGTCCACACCTCCCCAATTACCAATAACGAGGTTGGAGAAATCACCGTAAATGTAATTCTTACCTGCGATATTGCTCGTGTTGTAAGCCTTAGTGCCGTCCACTTCTTTGTTCTCATAAACCAACTGAGTTGACTTAGTTCCCTTTGCCATTGCTCTGAAACCTGCCTTTGCCTTGTTGGAGAGCACATATACGCACTCACCGTTAACGTTAGCATCCTCAACGTCTGACTCTTTATCGCATACGTCAGCGAATGTAGCGACAGCAGTTGGAGCGATAGCATTGAAAATGCCTTCAGGCTGAGTAGCAGAACCTGCCGCACTTCCCAAAAGAGTCTCTTCAAGTTTAGCGTTAATAGCGTTAATCATCTCATTTCTTATAGCGTTCTCAACACCAATAGAGTCCTGAACAAGCATCTGTTTTGAAATGTCAACGTATGCTGTAAGACGTTTAGGCGAAAGAGTAACGTGGTCAAACGTAGGTGCTCCATCAGATGCGGAAGCGGTCTCGCCCTCCCAAGTTACCTGTCCTTTGGACATAGTTGGAATCTGAACGTTGCCCACAAGCCCGTCATATACAGTTGCACCGGCTTCAACAAGCACGTTCTTTGCTCTCAGCGGGCCCCAAATTGAGAATAAGTCAGTTGCCACAACGTCACCGCCTTCAGCGGCAACTGTAACAGTTGCTCTTTCCTCAGGCAATGTCAACTGACCTGCCGTGTTGATGCCTGCCTTTCTTGCCTCTTCCTGACCCTCTTTCACAACAGCGAGTGTCACATCATCAAGCGGCTGATTGTTCACAATGGAACGGATAGCCTTTAAAATTGAAAATCTTTTCTCCATGGATTGTTTTGTATTTTTAATTGAATTATTTTCTGAACGTTCCTCGTTCTCGTCCGCAAATGAGAGTGACTCAAGCCTTGTCTTCAGTTCATCAAGTTCAGCGTCCTTTTCCTTTATCTGAGACCTGATTTCCTCCAATGTCTTCTCCTCATCATCTGTAAGGTCTCTGATTTCTTCCTTACATGTTGATATGATAGACTGTGCCTTGAGTTTCAACTGTTCTCTTGCGTCTCTAATCTCAACTGAATTCAGTTTCTTCATAACCTTTATAATTAGATTGTTATTTTATATATAAATATGCTCTAATTTACAAATTTTCAAACTCTTTTGAGAGAGCGTCCAATTTTTCATCAATCGCACTCAACTCGTCAAATTTCCTCTTGCTTGCGGACGTTGCTGAATATGCAGGCTCAAAGACCGGTGAAACGTCACAGAGGCAATATATTTTCTTAATGTTCCTTCTTAGTTTTCCGTCTTCACCTCTGAACCATTCATCTCCATTCTCCCTGTCAACGTAAAAGGCGAATGAGGACGTTGAGATTTCACCACGTGAGAGATATTCCAACAGTTCATCTCCTAACTGTGTGTGTGGTGCTTCAAACGAATAATATAAGCCATCTGAGCGCAAGTCCAATTTGAGTGTTCCTTGACCATAGCGTGAACGTGCTAATATGCCTCTGCTCTTATCATGGTCAAGTGTTGCGTAAATGTCAGACCGGTCAAGTACTTCTTGGGTGATAGCCTCAGGCAATATTCTCTCCACGAAACCCATGTCTTGTGAGTCTGAGTTGAAGACAACAGCACATCCTTCCACAAGTCTGCTGTCCTCATTTGACCGTTTGATGGATGCTGAGAGATTTCTTATTTCCTTGTTATCTTGTTTCTTCATAATATCTTATATGAATTTTATTTTTATGCGCTTTGGATTGCCTCTATGTCAGCGGCGTATGTTGACCAAACTGATGCTGTTTTGTAAGATTCCACAGACTCAGCAGGTACATAGATTTTTCTACCGGAGGCGTTGTTTGCAAAAGTGTTTGCGTTTGCCAACGTAGGAGGTGTAGTGGCTAAGATTGTTACACTTGTGAGAGCAGTACATTGTTTAAAAGCAGTGCTACCTATACTTATCATACCGTTACCTATTGTGACAGTTGCGAGACGTGTGCAACCTTGGAAAGATTGATTACCTACATTTGTTACACTATCAGGTATATTGACGCTTGTAAGTGCTATGCAATTATAGAAAGCATTGCCGCCTATGCTTGTAACACTATTCCCTATTGTAACACTTGTAAGGCCTGAACAACCAGCGAAAGCATAGTTGCCTATTGATACCACGCTGTCAGGGATGGTTATACTTGTAATATCCCTTTCTATCAAACCTTTTAAAGTCTCTGTGTCTCCACCTCCACCTGATGGAAGGTTATCTATTATATCAGGCAAATCATCTATGGTTGCGCCACTTGGCACAGTAGCACCCTTTGCTGTCAAAGACGTGATAATGTCACTCTTAGCCTGAATAATTCTGTTTAGTTCTGTTGCTACGCTCATGGTTAAATACTTGCTAATATTGTGTTTATATCGCCAATCATAGCATCAACCTCTGTCTTGGTATATGCGTCTGTAATACCATAACCGGCTAACGTGGTGGCTTCATCTGCCTTTGAAGCCAACGCTGTGTCAACCTCAGTTTTTGTGTATGTTGTTGATTGGTTAGCCTTTGCACTCAACAGCGTGTCCACGGCTGTTTTATCATAATAATCAGTGAGGTCTATACCATCAACTCTCTCATTAAGGTCATTTAGTGCGGATGCAACAACCAACTCATTGTCCTCAACAGCCTCTGTAAGGTCATCCAAATCCGCTGAAATAGCGTCAATCTCACCGTTAAGTGTCTGTTCAAGTGCGTCAATCTCGTTTATGTTGTAAGTCTCAGCCTTAGTGTAATAATTGGATAAGTCCGGCGTATGAGCACTGATAGCAGCGTCTGTCTCAGACTTAGTATACACCTCTGACTTTGTGTATACGTTAGCACTATCAGCCTTTGCACTTAACGCTGTGTCAACTTCAGTTTTTGTGTAAGTGGTTGCCTTGTCCGCTTTTAAAGCCATGTCAGCGTCATGGTCTGCAATTGTCTCATAAGATGAAAGGTCTATTCCGGCAATAGCCGTTGAGATTGAAGTGTCTGTCTCGCTCTTTGTGTAATAATTGGATAAATCCGGAGTGTGAGCGTTAATAGCCGCATCTGTCTCTGCTTTTGTATAAACCTCTGACTTGGTATATACGTCTGCTGAATTAGCCTTTGAAGCCAATGCACTGTCCACTTCAGTCTTGGTGTAGGTTGTGGACTTATCTGCCTTATCGCCTAATAGTGAACTAACCTCTGTCCTTGTGTATACGTCTGAACTGTTAGCCTTCTGATTAATCTGTGTCTGAAGATTGTCATCACCTGCGATTCTTGCGGATTCCTCTGAGCCAATTGAGCCATAAATTTCTGAATCCTTAGCGTCAACCTCTGATTTGGTGTAGACCTGCGTTTTGGGATAATAAAGTTCAAACTGTCCCTCGACTGTCTGAATACGTCCATTGAGATTATCAATAGCCGCAACCTGTGCTTGGTCATTGGTTGAGCGTGTCTGTGCCTCACTGTTAATGCGTTGAACACAGTCAGCATAGTTCACGCTCTGCGTCTCAGACAAATCATCTATCCTTGCTGACAGTTCATTGTCAGCCGTTTCTCTTACGTCCTCTTCTGCCTCTATGTCCTCTGAGAGTGTGTTTATGAGATTCACACAGTTGTCATCAAACTCAGTTGAGCGTGTGATTTCCTCAGAGAGTGATTCCTCCAATTTTTCCACTCTCTCAACAAGAGACTCAGGAATGTCACCTTCCTCATTGACTATGTAGTAATTGGTTGTTCTTGTGAACGAATTATCATAAATCCCATCGTCATATGATTGGTCTACTGTCATGTTATAGACTGTCAGATTCAGAACACCCTCGCCAATCATAGCCAAATCACGCCAAAACAGTGGGATATAAGGCTCGTCAGCATCCACAACGTCCAAATTTGTCTTGCTGAAAGACACGTCTTTACGCTTGGTGTAAAAGTCTATTTTGTACTTCTCACCCAAGCCGTTTATTGTTGAAGTGAACAGTTTTATGTCACTGCCCTTTGTAACTCTAATCATTTTCTTCTATGGTGTTATTTTCTTTATTTATGGTGTTCTGAGAGATGTCTGTGAACGGGATTATCAGGTCATCACCGCCCTCAACAGGATTATATCCCAATTCTCTTCTTGCCTCGTTGCGACTTAGAATTCCGTTGTTAATCATCTGAGTGTAGTAACTTGCCTGTGCGTTCTTGTCTATTCTAAGTATCTCATTGGTCTCAAATACTATCTGTAAGTTGCTCTCACTTGGTTTCAACAGCTTGCGATTGAATTCCTTTTCAAACAGTGTCACATATGGCTGTAAGGTATGAATAAGGAAATCCAACTGAATCTGCTCTAACGAGTTGTATGATGTATGACTCAAGTCACCCAAGAGAACAGGATTGACTTCAAAGAATCTTGCAATATCTTGAACGTTATACTGTCTTGCTTCAAGTAACTGTGCGTCTTTTGAAGAGATAGAGACAGGCTGATATGTCATGTTGCCTTCAAGAATGGCTATACTACCTGACTTGTTACCGCCAAGATTCTGTTGCCACTGTTCCCTAATCTGTTCTCTTTGCTTTTTCTGATTCATTCCCTGAACAGTGAGAATACCACTGAGATTACATCCATGGTCAAAGAAATTTGAGGCGGCTGCGTCTGTGGCTTTTGTCAGATATACGCTCTCATGTGCGAATGTCAAGATAGAAAGACCATTGACACCATCATATGTGTTTTTCAAGAGATGCAACATGTTGCATGGCTCTATGTGATTTGCTCCAAATGGTGTGATAGTGTAGTAAAGTGTCTGTTTTTCCTTGTTGTAGTTAATCACAACATCGTCAGGGTGAATATAATATAATCCTCTGACTGTTGCGTCTTCCGCTCTGTCAATATAGGCAAATCCGTTACCTCTTAACATTACCGCTTGGACAAGCAACTTAATGAAATTGTACATGGTAAGAAGATTTCCGCTTCTGTCCTTAAAGATGAGGTTGAGAGGATGATTAGTAATCTCATTCTTGGTGTTCTCCACGTCTGTCTGAAGGATTTTGATTGGGAGCATAGCCAAACTGTCTGAAATCAGTCCAACAGCACGATAGACAGCGGAAATAGTCATTGCACTCCCACGTGGAGCAAATGGCGTGAAGCATATATTCCCATTTATGTTAGGGTTAACGTAACTCCACGCATTTCTCTTATTTATACCAAATAACTTTTTCCAATTCATTGTAAATCAACTTTTAAAAGATTATTCAGTCGCTGTCTCAACAGTCCATCCTGATGGAATACCATGTGCTCCCGTAGTTGTCCAAGTTGCATTTGCGTTTTTCACGAATGTACCGGTTGCTGAGACGTTATACATCCAAAATTTAGTTGCACCTCCTTCACTAACACCACTAAGTAACATCATTTTAGCGTAATTAAGACTTGTACAGTCATAGAACATATATTGATAACAAGTACTACTATATGTAGTGGCAGGCAATTCCGGTGCTGTTGTCAAACTTGTACAACCACTGAACATACTTTGATAACAACTTACAGCCAACGTTGTAGCCGGTAACTCAGGTGCTGTCACAAGACTTGTACAACCTTTGAACATTTCTAGATAACAACGATTTGTTAATGTAGTTGCAGGGAGAATTTTAGGTGCTTTTGTGAGACTTGTACAATTCATGAACATGCCTTCATAACAGTTGTCTTTTAATGTGGTTGCAGGCAAAACTAGGTTCTCAGCACTGAGCAGGTTAGTCAGACTGTTGAAAACTCTTGAATTATATTTACCTGAATAAATAGTATTTATATTTGTCTTGTCAGCAAAATCATCAGAGAACCACAGTGACATTATATTTCCGCTTAGATTGAATTTAGCGGTTGTGTTGTTGAACATAAACAAATTATTCAGTGTACATTCTACCATTATGTTGTCACCTGCACTGAAAGTGCCTATGTTGTGGTCACCCCTTGTTACTGCCACGCTATTCCATGTCTCGCCTTCGTCAGATGACCATTTCAGCACAGATTCATATTGTTTTGTGAAATTAAAAACAACGTCACCTCCCTCAACTATCTCCATCGTTAAAGGAAGTTTGCTGTAATCAGTTGGTATGTAAGGATTATAGAAAACATCTGAATCATCTGTGACGTAACTTACATTAGGCTTTAATGCTGTCTTGTCCGTTATATAAGTCTGATATTCAGCGTTTGTCTTAAATTTTTTTAGATATTTCATAAAATAGTACTATTTTTATATATAAATATATGACTCTGTCAGTTTTTTTCCATTTTTCAGGTGGAAAAAGTGGTTATCTCACATGAGTAACAAGTCTCACTGAGATAAGTTCCTAACGACTCAAGCATTGCTATCACACCGTCAATCTTATATTTACTTTTCTTCTCAGCCTTCACAGGCTTTCTGTTTCCGTTGTAATCTGACTTTAACACAACGTTCGAGAACATCCACGCTGTAATGGGGTTATCGTCTATCACCACTTTGCCTGACCTTATGAAATGCTCTATCTGTGTTGTAGGAATTGACATGTTTCCCATGCTCTGAGAATAAGCCTGACAGTAAAATCCCTCTTCTGTGAGCCTTATAATCGCCTGACGTGATTTCCATGCGTCATATGCTATTATTTTGATTGGGTTTTCCTCATTGATTTTCAAGAGGTCATTGATAATGTATTTATAGTCTATCACGTCACCACTCACTATGCTGAGATAACCTTTCTTAGACCATTTCTTATACAGGTCTCTATTTGGACTTTCCACCAATGCAGAAGATGGTATATAGTAGTAGTTCTTGAATGTCCATTTCTCACTGTCATCATCTACCCACATGAGCGAGAACGCTGTCATATCGCTGACCTCTGAGAAGTCAACACCACAGAAAGCGTAATAGTCTGTAAAGTCCTTCAAATCCACTTTCTTCATGGATTTCTTTATGTAATCGTAAGGAATCCACTCGCCTTGCTCAGACGCACACCAATAGTTGAGAGTCTTTGTCTTGAAATTGACGAACAGTGAGGGTGTGTTCTTTGCCGTTCTCAACTCTTTCTTAATGTACTCGTCAGTTACCGTTATACCCAATGAAGGCTGACACTTGACCCAATTCCTCGAATCCTCGATATCGTCTTCATCATCCATTTCAAAGATAAACGCTCCAAGTGTGTCATCCTCTAACTTGCCCTCCAAGATTTTTACACATGTATTACGCATTTCATAGCAGGGGACTGTAAGGTCAAATCCCGCTGTTGTTATGTAAAGAATTAACGGCTGTGTACGCATACCCACAGAACTCTCTAAAACGTCCGCTACAGCGTTGTTTGGAGCGGCGTGATACTCGTCAATTACAGCCATGGACACATTTAATCCATCAAGCCTTCTTGCGTCAGCAGAGACCACTTTTATGAGCGATTTTGTCTTGTCAAACTTAATGGACTGTCTGTAACGTCTGAAGTATCGTGAGTTTGGGTCTAACTTTCTCACGAAACTGTCAGCGATAGAGAATGCAAGTTCTGCCTGTGCTGAGGAGTTGGCGGCAAATATAATCTGACCGTCCATCTCTCTGTCAGCGATTAAGTGATAGAGAGCCAACGCAGCCGCTGTTGATGTTTTAGAAGACTTTCTCGCTAATTGAAGATAACACTGTCTTATCACTCTGTTGCCGTCAGATTTTCTAACGAATCCATAAATGTTGTAGATAATGAATCTCTGCCAATCCATTAGTTTTAGCTTCTGATTAGCGAACTTACCTGTTGTCAGTGTCAGTTTTTCACAGAAATTACAAACTCTGTCAGCCTTCTCAGTATCAAAAACATAGTCCTTGCGCTTGAACCATTCAAGATAGCGTTTACAGGCGAGTTTCATTAACTTGCCTGCAACTATCTTACCGCTAACAACCTTTGTGGCATAGTCTGTGTATTTGCTTGGAATCTTCCTCATTTAACAAGACTGTCTATGAAATCTGCATCGTCACCGCTTCCCAACTTGAGTTTAATTGAGGATTTCAATGTAAGACCGCACTCGTTGAGCAACGCAACAAGATGATTCTCAGCGTCATTCATGAGTTTGATAGCAGGTGAGGCTACCATGTCCCCAAATCTGTTCCTTGTGATTGCACCGTTCTTGACAACGAATTCCTGAGCGTCAAGATAGATTGCGTATTGGGTGCTAATCATGTCAAATATCTCATCATAGTGTGATGGAACCTCACCCAATTTCTTTTTAACGTAAGTCTTGATAGACTTAATGAATTTAGCATTTTTATCCATGTCGTTTCCTTTTATTATAATTATGTGGTTAGTGTGTAATTATTACAACGATGTTGTTTATTATTCATGAACACTATTACGTCATTACCGCTGACGTAGTGTGTATTATTGAAATAAGTAATGTCTCCTGTGTAATGTGTTGTTCCGTCTTCCTCATGTGGAATGTCATAGGGAATATTCCATTTCTCGTTGAAATACTTCAAATATTTAGCGTAGTCCCTATCATTGTAATAACTGCTGTATTCATAGGATTCTATCACACGCCTCTTGATATCCTTTAGATAACTGTCATCCATGCCATATTTGATAGCCAAATCACGGAACTCGTCAAGTAAAACTCTGAAATCCCTTCCATCAAAAGCGTCAGTTGTTAGCTTGTTCACGAATCTGAACAGTTCTCTGTTTTTTTCTTCTTCTGTCTTCTCAGGTATGGTTTCAGTAGTGGCAGTTTTGCCACTGTTAGAATTGGTTTCACATGTGTCATCTTCCACGATTTCCCAATGACCTTGTTTTTTTCCACCAACACGTCTGATTAAGTTATCATCTTCAAGTTTTTTTATCCATCTGCTGACTGTTCTGTCGCTAACGTTAAGTATATCAGTTAGTTGTTTCCTTGTTACAGTAGGATTTTTCTTTATTTCATTGAGTAATTTTTCTTTTGTGTCATCAGTCCAAGTCAATTGCAATACACTCCCCCCCTGCATAGTATTATTATCACTGAGTTGACCTCCTTGACACAAAAGGATTCTTTTCAAAGTTGAAAGAGAAATGTCTATACCCTCAGACAACAACAAAGACAAGTTCTCATTGTATGTAAGTGTGGGATTGTACAGTTTCGTAATCTCAGCGTCTCTCTCAGCCTTGCGCCTTTTCATTCTCTCACTCTGTTCTTTTGCGTTTTCTTCTCTCGCTGTTGTACCATGAGCACGACAGTAAGCACGTGAAATCCTATACTCATGCTTTCTCTTAGATGTGTAGTGTAGTGACTCCACAGGAACAGCGTAGGCTGACTGTACAATTGAGAACAGTTCATAACGAGTGAGAGAGCCATCTTCATTGTCAACGTGGTTTAGAAGTTCATACACAGCATTATGAAGCAAGTTGTCAAAAGACAGTGTAGGTGTTATCTGCCTTCTTATACAGAGGTTTGCAAACAGTTTTCTGTTTCGTTCTCCTTTCTGAAGTCTGTCAGTCATGCTTATTCGTTTAACACCTGATTTCAACTCATACTCCTCCATATGCCAACGTCTGTATATATACAAGTAATCGTCAGGAATCTCAACCACACGCTCAAATGGTGACTCCTCAAGTGGTGTAGCCATGATGTTTACAAACTCACCCTGATATTTCACAAAAAAATCATCAAGTGACATGTTCCAATAATCCTCTGTTACCGGTGAAGTGTACTTTTCTCTCTTTTGTCTCTCTCTGTTAGGTTTAGCCTCTTCTTCCGTTGGTGGTGTAGTGTCAACGTCATATCTGTCTATGAAGAAGTCAACATCATATGAACTGTCAGATGTGTATATCTCAGCATTTGGATTCCCACAGAAAAGGTGCTCACAGGTGTGGTCGCTGTTGTCATTCAGCATGTCAGTCAAGATTCTTATTTCGTCCTCAATGGCTACGTGTACACGCTCATAAACCCAATAATCATGAATAGGCTGATTTAAGAGATAGATGACTCTGTAACGGTTGAAATACACCTCATTTTTATGCTTCTGCTTGCCGTTGTTGGCTGTAGTATAGACGAGCGTAGGCTGTATCTCAGTCTGAGACATCAGATTAAAGAAATCCTCCGCTGTCAATTTAACAGCGTCAAAATCAAACATGATGAGATAGGCTGACTTGAGATTAGCCTGATTCTTCTGACTTGTGGTGAAATTCTCACCTTCGTGATAAAAGTTATTGATTATCGCCTTGTCCTCTTTAATCAGAGTTATAAGGTCTTGTAAGTCTCCCTCTGTCTCAGTCCATTTGGCACAGCCAATAATATTGTCCGCTTTCTTGCGTGGCAATGGTTTTACAGAGTGTGAAAATGTAAATAGGGCATTCATTGCTAATTTAAATTTACCCCTTTATTGCACCCCCGCTTTACCTCATTTTTTTAATAAAAAAGTGGGGAGAGGCAAAGCAATGAATATTAGGGGTAAAACCCCTCCCCACAAAAAAATAATAACTACTAGTATATTAATATATATTCACATATATAATTTTTCATCAAAAAAAAGCAAGAAATAGGGATTTTTCCCTACGAAATAGGCTTTACCCTATTCCTTGCCAAAATATATGATAAAATGAAACGCCATTCAATTTTTCATATACAAAGTTAGTGATTTTTAATGAATTACGCAAATAATTTTACATATTTTTTTCATTTATTTTATCATTTTTTACAGGTCATCTGTCTTGTAAGTCCTTCGACTAACTTGGTACAGCATTTGAGAGTAAAAGTGCTCATCGTCAACCCATAGTCCTATAGTCAGTTTCTCATCATTGTTTCCCTTTGGGGAAAACGTGAACATCTCTCCGTCCTCCTCCATTTTCTTGAACATACTGCTGACCCTCTCATATTCAGGATGCTTCTCAACAGTTCCCCTTACAAGTTCATTAATCTCTCCCATAGCGTCCTCATAGGTCTCAAATGTACATTCCAATTTTATCATGTATATATAGCCATTCTTCAATGTGATTTTCACCTTATAGGGCATATCGTGGAAATAGCCTCCAATGAACATGTGTGCTCCGTTGATTTCAAGATAAGACTCATAGCCTTTCTCCTTTAAGGCTTTCTCAAATAAAGACACGTCAGCATTTAGCGGAATTCCTAAGAACTTTAGATGTTGCGCACTTGCTGAAAGACAGCAGAAAAGTAAAAAAAGTGTAATCAATTTTTTCATTTTATCAGATATTTTAAAAAATTAATACTTATTGCGTTTCTGTTGCAAAGTTAAGAAACCTGCTTGAATTACGCACCATCATTTTTGAAATTACCAAATTATTTAAGTTTTGTTAACAGAATAATACTATTTTTTAACATTTTTAGGGATTTTCCTCTCATTTTTAGGGGTTTCAAGAGCAAAAACTCCGGTAATCCACGCTATTTATTAGAAATGAAACGTGAAAATATGAATAAACTTTACCTTATTTTACTAATAATTCTCCTCGTTGTGACGTATCTAACAGTCAGAAACGTCAAGAATATGGCAGATAAATATACTAAAATTGAACAGTATGAGCCACAGCGAGCACGTTGAAAAGCAAGAACTAAAGGATTATATTCAATCAGAGGCTATTTTCAAGCGCATTTTCAGAGCGTATAACGCTGTCACAGCGTGTAGGAGGACTAAACAGTACTCTCATTACGATATGGACATGAAAGTCACTAAAAAGGGCAATATAAAGCGATATAACGTTGAGATAAAGACACGAAATCAAGACATGGAGACATATGATGCTCTGCCACTCACCATGTACAAGTTTCTCTCAATAAAAGAATCATGTAAAAACGGTGAGACACCACTCATTATATATTTAATAAATGATGAGGAATATTACATCTTCAATTTGAATGATGTATGCCTGTGTGAGTGTGATGTTAGGTTGTGGAAAATACAGGCTGAACAACTTTCAGCAAACAATAAGAAACGTGTGGAAGAGCCAACAGTGTTCATACCCACAAGGTTAGCACGTTATAACGGACAAATTCATATTTAAGATGGCAAATATAAACAAGAAAAGGATAAATCTAATCAGCGTTGAAAAAGAAAAGAAGACTTGGCGGCAGAAATACTACCAAAACCCACAATGGAAGGTGCTGAGAAAAATAAAGATACAACAGAATCCATTGTGCGAGAGGTGCCTTGAGAATCAGATAGTGACACCTGCCTGTGACGTACATCATATACACTCACCATTTGACGGTGGGTTAAGTGAAATGGAACGATACAGAAGACTATTGGATTGGAATAACCTCATCTCATTGTGCCGTGACTGCCACAACGAAATTCATAACGCTCAGTTGAAAAAAAAGAAAGTCAGTGAATAATTATATATACAGGTGAAGGCGTTCACCACGCATATGTTATTAGCCATATAATATTTATGTTTTTATAGTTTATTTTTTTATTTTTTCCTTGGACGCATTGCCTGTGAAGGTAGTGCGTTTTTTGCTTGGATGTCTCGTTGGTGTTCCTGAAAGCCTTAAAATTGGAGATATATCAAGACCCATTTCATTTAAAATCTCAACACGATTCTTAAGTCTGTTGTAAAAAAACCTCACTGTGTCACCAAGAACGCTTGTGAATGTGAGAATGTACTTGCCATCTTCAACATACTCTGCATCTATTCTCTTAACTGTCTGATGAACAATATTATACTGTTGTTCAAGTGGCAACTCCTCAAACTCTCTCCGGTGAAAGACAAGCATGCCCTCATCTGTTGTCTCGTTCAGCAATCTCTCAGCCTCTGCTATATCACCTTTCATTTTGGCGATTTGCAACTCTTTTTCACGCATAATCTTCTCATAAACAGATAGTTCCTTATCAAGTTTCTCCTTAGTCATGAATCGTGGATGGTCTATGTGTGTCTGAATTGTCCTGTCTATCTTCTTATTTACGTCATCAATCTGCTTGTTTACAACGGCTATCTTCTTATTGTTCTCATCCACAAGACTTTGCAACTTCACTCTCTTCTCGTCATCGCTATTAGCCACAACTGAAAGATGCCATAGACAAGTGACGTAGCCAACCAAATCATCCATCACATTCATACTGAGCGTTCTTGGGCAGTCTTTAATCTTTATACAGTAACGCACTGCCGCCTTATAAGCACAGTACTTTATTCCGGTCTTAGCATCATAAAGGATTGATTTACAGAGGTGCTCATTGCTTGAAGCATGTCTATGATGGTGTGTGCCTTTCTTCTCATTTACCTTGTTGAAGAGGTCATCATCAATGATTCTTGGGTACATTCCTTCACCAAGGTAATCTCTGTCTTTCAGCATTTTGCTTATTCTCTGCATATCGTCAATAACTCTCACGTTATTAGGGAAATAGCCTAATGAATGAAAATGGTTGAAGATAGACCTGCATGTCGCTCCCTCTTCAAGATACATTTTGAAAATCTGACGAACAACATTACCGGTGTCCTCGTCAACTACATAGTGGTTTGTCTCATCTATGGCATAGCCAAACTTAATCCATCCACCATTCCAAATGCCTTCCTCTTTGTTTGCTTTCTTGGTTCTCTTTGCTCTCGCTATCTTCATATCCATTTCTTGCTTCGCCATTGTCGCAAACAGACTGAACGCCAATTCAACACCATTGTTCACAGAGCCGTCATAATTGAGCAGACGTAGTGAAGGTTCTTTGATTATGATATTCACTTTGTGGTCTATCATAAAGTCCTTGATTTGCATTAGGATTACTTCCTTACGTCCAATTCTTGAGATTTCCCAAGCGTACACTGCTTTGATGCTTGAGTCATTCTTAACTGTTGAATATAACTCGCTGATTTCTTGCTTGTACTTCTCGTCAACTTTCCTTGCTGACGCTCCCTCTCCCTCAATGATTATGAGATTCTCTCTTGAAAATCCATCAGCCACAGCCATTTGAATTAGTTCATTGCGCTGATTGCCAAACTCTTGTCTGTCAGTTGAGACTCTGACTAAGATAATTGCTTTCATGATTATTTTGCATTAAGTTAAACATTTCAATGCAAATATAAATCTATTTTTCCTAAAATGCAAGAGATTTGCAGGTATTTTTTAGTATTTTAACGTTATCGCATAGACATAGTAAAATGTACCCCCAAAAAACACATTTCAAAATTCAATTCCTGTATTTTTTTTGCACATTTTTGCTGTTTTTGTGCAATTATTAAGCGTGAAATGGAAACTCATTTCCGGATTTCGTGTAGAGAGGAG